CATTCAGGCGGCGCTGGGACGTGTGGCGGCGATCGGACGCGATCCTTCGGGAGTGCTTGGCGCGCTGGGCGTCGCGGTGGTGCGGAACACACAACGACGTATGGAAAGGGGCGTCGATCCACGCGGCGTCCTTTGGTGGTCTTACGCACCGCTCAACCCACTCTACCGCAGCACAAAAGAAGGTCCGTCAATCCTGATCGGGCGCGGAGGCTTCCGCGATGGCCTTGCCGCGAGCATTGTATCTCAGGTGCGTGGCAATACGCTGGTCTGGGGGTCGAAAAAGGAATACGCCCGCATCCACCAGCTTGGCGGATGGATATTTCCCAGGACAGCCCCGGCGCTCACATTCTCGATGGGTGGTCTTCGCTTTCACGTTCAGAGCGTGTTCATCCCCGAGCGTCCCTATCTCGGATTTACGTCAGAGGACCGTGACGCGCTGCTGGGCGAACTGGAGGAATATCTCGCGCGGGCCATGCGTGGGTGACGCCCCGGCGGCTAAGATAGCGTTTAAGAGCGGCTAAGAGGGGGCTGTGCGGGTTTAAGGGCTTCGCGCCCCCCATCGTAGCGATCGGTCTGTCGGCGGCGGCTCTGTGGCGATTGTGCGCGGGGCGCAATTTCTGGCATCAGGAGCGTGCGGAATCGCTCTCGGCGGGGCGCTCAAGGATTTGAGCATTAGCGCCAGTTTTCCGTTCCGGCAGGTTGGCCGCCATGCCTCCCCTTCTTCAATACCACGCAATGCTCCCGGTCGGGTCCGCTGATACGGCGCCCGAATGGATTCATTTGCTCCCGGCCGGAGAGTTCCGGGGAGCGGACGGGCGTGGTCCCTATCGCGTGGAGAACGCCAATGCGCTGATCCTGCATTCGATGCAGAGCGGCAAGCTGCTGCTCGACGAAAATCATGCCGCCGATCGCGCGGCGGTTACGGGCGGCTCCGCTCCGGCGGCGGGGTGGATTGTCGAATTGCAGTCCCGCGATGACGGGATCTGGGGGCGCGTCGACTGGACGAGCGTCGGCTCCGACATGGTCGCGGGCCATCTCTATCGTGGGGTCAGCCCCGCTTTCGCGACCGACGCCAGAGGCTCGGTGACGCGGATCGCACGGGCGAGCCTGACGAACCTTCCGAATCTCGACCTCACACATCTTCACTCATCACAGACGGAGAACACGCGCATGGATCGCGCTGAAGTCGCGCGTCTGCTGGGTTTGCCAGCAGATGCGACGGAGAACGACGTCACGCAGGCGCTGACCCGCGCGCGTGACGGTCTGTCGCTGCACGCCCGCGCCGCCGAACTGGCCGGCGTGCCCGCAACCTCTGGGGCCGAGGCCATCGTGACCGGGCTGCGGGCGCGACAGGAGGGCGTGAGCACGCACGCCCAGCAGCAGATCGAGGGTCTGCGCACGCAAATCGAGCAGCTGACGAAAGCCGGATCGGCCGCATGGGTCGAGGCGAAAGGCCGCGAGCGCGTCATCTCCGACCAGCTCCGCGACGAACTGGTCACGTTGCACGCGCAGAATCCGGATCTGGCTGAAAAGATCGTGTCCGGTCTCGTCCCTGTCCCTGACGCGAACGTCGTGATGCACACGCAGGGCGGAGCCGCGCGTGCGACCACGCAGGGCGGCGTCGCGGCGGAGCTGCTGGCGAAAATGGACGCCGGGCTCGGCATCAAGGCCGACGCCGGTAAGGAGGGCAAGTAAATGCCGTTGACCTCTGACGCGGTCTATCTCGAAAAAAAGGTGCCGCACGGACCGGAATTTCCGCACACGGTCGCATCCGGCGTGAAGGTGTTTCGTGGCTCTCTCTGCGTCGTTTGCGATGACGGCACGGTTGTGCTGCCGCAGACCGCGTCCCCTGCGTCGCCCATGGTTGCGATCGTCGGTCTTGCTGACCGTCAGGTGGACAATACGGGCTCGTCCGGTCTGGCGCCGGCCGTCGGCATCGCGCCGTCGCTTTGGCCGCAAAAAGGCTGCTGGGCGCTGACGTTCGACACCGCCCCGACCTGGGCGAGCGTCGGAGAGCCCGTCTACGCGGTGGATGACGCGACGGTCTCGCTCACCGAAACCCCGTCGGGCGGAACGGCCCGGCTCGAGGTCGGCACGATCGCCGGCATTGACGAGGCGGGAAACGCCTTCGTCCTGATCTCCTGAGGCGACTGACATGGATATCAACGCGGGAAACGTCAACGCGCTGACGACGAAGATCAACACGTCGTTCAACCAGTATCTGACGGTCGCGCCGTCGCTGTATCAGCGATTCTCGATGACGGTGGCAAGCAGCGCGGGCGAAAACTTCTATCCGCGCATCGCCGAGATCGGCGGCCTGCGCGAGTGGGTCGGCCAGCGCGAGATCGAACGGCTGAAGGTCGGTGGCTTCCGGATCACGAACCGCACGTTTGAGCAGACGATCGCCATTCGTCGCGAGGATCTGGAAGACGACCAGTTCGGCGTTCTGACGCCAGCCATCGAGCAGCTGGGCTACAACGCTTCGGTCATGCCGGACGAGCTGGTGTTCGACGCGCTGATGGCTGGCAAGACGACGATCTGCATGGACGGGCAGAACTTCTTCGACACCGACCACCAGACCTGGGACGAGAACGGCAAGCCCGTCGCGTATTCGAATATCGGCGCGTTGGCGTCGGGCGAGACGGCCGGGGCGCGCTGGTATCTGTTCGACACGACGCGTCCGCTCAAGCCGATGATCTTCCAGACGCGGCGTCCGTTCGTGCTGACCGCGAAAACCCAGCTTTCCGAGGGCAACGTTTTCAACGGTAATGAATTTATCTGGGGAACCGACGGCCGTTGCGCCGCAGGCGTCGGCATGTGGCAGCTGGCCTATACATCGAACCGGCCGCTTTCCGCGGCCTCGTTTCAGGACGCGCTGACGGCCATGGCGTCGCTGCGCCGGAAGGACGGCACTCCCTATGGCATCCGTCCGAATCTGCTGGTGGTCCCGAGCAATCTGGAAAGCACGGTGCGGCTTTTGCTGAACGCCGAATTTGTGCCCAGCACCGGATCGTCGACGACGGTGACGGTCAGCAACCCATGGCGCGGAGCGGCGGATTTCATCGTCGCGCCTCGTCTGTCTCTCACGGCTGGAGCGTAAGATGGCTGTTCCTCCCAAGGCGAAAGCCGAAAACTCCGCTCCGGACGCTGGGGGCGCGCGCGTTCTCGGCCATGGTGGCGGCATCGAGGCGAAAAGCGGCGACGTGATCGTCGTCTGTCGCATTCCGGACTTTCGTCGTGCGGGCATCACGCATAAGCCGCTCGCGGTCTATGCGGACGGCGAACTGACGGACGGGCAGATCGACGCCATCGCGGCTGATCCGCAGTTCGAGGTCATCAAGGTAAACTGATGGCCTACGCGACCGTCGCAGACATGATCTCGCGCTATGGGCTCGACGAGCTTGTGGCGGCGACGGCGTCGCGGGACGAACCGCTGGACACGCTCAATCAGGGGCGTGTGGAGCAGGCGCTCGATGATGCGTCCAGCCTGATCGATTCCTATCTGATCCGCCGCTACGTGGTGCCGGTTAATCCGGTTCTCCCGGTTCTGAAGCATGCCTGTTGCAAGCTGGCGCGTTACGCGCTGGCGACGTCCGACCGGCTGACGCCGACCGACCAGATGCGCGCCGACCGGAAAGACGCCCAGACGTGGCTTGCGGATATCGGCGCTGGTCGCGCGACGCTGGACAATGCGGTTGCCGCCGATCGCAGCGGCGAATGGTCGCGGTTCGCGGCGCGGCGACCCGGGTTGTCCGATACGAGGTGCTTCTGATGGCGCTCTCAGAGGAGGCTTATCCCGTTCTCCTGCGCGACGGAAACGTCATCGCGAAGGCGGCGCGCGCGCTTCGGGCGAGGCTGGAGCTGGCGTTTCCGCCTGCATATTTCCGTCACCGGATGATGCCGCCGAGCGCGTCGAGGAAGACGTGGGAAGAGGTCTTGCGCGTGGATCAGTCGATCCTGATCGCGTTCCAGTCATGGAAACCGAGCGCGCGCGTCGGGCAGACCTTTCGTGGGAACCTGTCGTTTCCGGTTTTCGGCGTGGTTCGCCATACCGATCCCGAGGCGCTGTTTTTCGGAACGCAGCAGCTGCGCGGAATGGGCGTCGCAGGTGTTTCGGCCATTCTTCCGGCCTTTCTGCATGGCTGGACGCTTCCGGGCGTCGGACGATGTGTCGTCGGCGATATTTCTCTGCCCGAAGCGGCCGACTGGCTCGACGATCGGTGCGCGATCATCGGCGTGTCGGCCGTGTTCGAGGATGTGGCGCTCGATGACGCGGAAGCTATCGCGCAGCTCGATGATTTTCTGCGCCTGGGCGAGACGTGGAACGAGGCGGGCGAAGACATGCCGCAGACCATTTTCAATGTGAGGGACGACGCATGATTACCGTGACGCCCGCCGAGGGTCGAAAGGTGAAGGACCAGAGCGGCCGGGAAATGACCGGCGAGTTTCAGGTCGACGAAAAGAACGTGTTCTGGGCGGCGCTGTTACGATGGAAGGACATCGTGCCGGTGAAGTCTGAGGCAAAGCCTGAAGTCGCGCCCGTCGCGACGTCAGAGACCGAGAAGAAGGCTATCGCGAAATGAGCGGCACGATCTCATTCAACGAAATTCCGTCCGGCTGGAAAGTTCCGGGCGCATACGCGGAAGTCGCCAACGGCACGTCAAACAATTCGGTCACGGGCGTGCCGCTTCGGGCGCTGATCATCGGTGTGCTCGGCTCCGGTGCGGGCGTCGCGGGCGCGGTCTATCGCAACGTCACGCCCTCCCTGGCGTCCGTGCTGGCGGGGCCTGAAACGGTCGCCGCGCGCGCCGTCAAGGCGTTCAACACCGATGCGCCTTACACCGCTCTTGATCTCGTCCTCGTGGCGTCCGCGAGCGGCAGCGCCTCGGCAGTCTGGACAGTCACGCCTGTTCTCTCGACGTCAGCGGTCGCCGGACAGGTCGCCCTGCAGGTAAACGGCGTCCGGATCGCGACGGCAGTGACTGCGGGAATGACCGCAGCGGCGCTTGGGGCAGCGATTGCGGCCTCCTTCACGGCGGCGCTGCAGACGCAGACGGGGGTAACGTGCGCGGTGTCGGCCACGACCGGAGCGCTGACTTTGACCGCCACGGAGAAAGGCGGGTGGACGTCGGATATTGACGTGCGACAGAGCACGCTTTCCGAGGATACGACTGCGGGCGTGTCGTTCACGATTGCGGCGACCACGCCTGGCGCCGGGTGGCCGGATATGAGCCCGGCGATCACGGCGACGTCGCATACGTGGTACACTGATATCGCGTCCTGCCTATACGATCAGGCCAATCTCACGACCTTCGCGACCGAACTGTCCAGGCGTTTCAACGCAATGGTGAAGCTGGATGCGCAGGGTTACGTCTCGACGCGCATGACATACAGTCAGGCGCTGGCATTGGGCGACACCCTCAATTCCCGATTCCTGACGGTGTTGCCCGCGAACGGCGCTCTGTTTGAGCCTGCGGTCGCTGCTGCGTCCTATGCGGCGGTCGCCAGCGCGGCCCTGAATACCGACCCGTCGCGTCAGTTGCGCGGGCTGGAGTTGACGGCGCTTGCGGGGCTCGGTCCCGACGACGCCGATCGGTTCGATATGGACATGCGTCAGCAGTTGCTGTCGACCGGCATGAGCACGTTCCTCGTCGGACAGGACGGAACCGTCACGATCGAGCGCGCGATCACCACAAACCAGACC